CCTGCTTGTTCCCGAAGAGCTCGCTCTTCGTTCTCAAGGAGAATGGCAGTCACATTCTTACGATAGGTATCCTTAATCTCCGGCAATTCGGGATGTTCTAGGATAGGCTGCCATTTGCTTTTGACAGCTTCGGAAAGTGCTTGAACATTGTCCATTTAAAGACTCCTTAAAATCTAATAAACTGACCTACGGGGTCAGAGTTTTTTAATCTGATCACTAATGGCAGAAGCGTATCTGTCCATTGTACTAGTAATTTGTGGTGTTGCTTCTGAAGCGGTGTTTTCTTCAACGCCCTCATCTTCGGAAACAACTGCGACTGTATCGTTAAAGTAGCTCTCACGGAGAACATTTAGTTTCTCACGATACTGTTCTTCTGTTTCGAAGTCAAGACCCTCTGCGAGAGACTTGAACTTTTCTACATCGGTATCAACAAGTCCCTTTGCTGAATCAGCAAAGATTTCAACACATCGTGATTCGATGAGTTCTTTGCGTAGTTCAACATTCTTTTCTAGGGATTCGTTTAGATTACCTTCGAGTTCTGAAACCTTACCTACGAGTTCTTCGAGGAGGTCAGTCTTGTCATCGGGTACGGTGATGTAGTGTGACTCAAAGAGTCCGTGAAGACCAGTAAGGAAACTCTCTGCGAGTTCGGACTTGATGCCCATCTCTAGAGCAAGTTCGTTTTCCTTCATCCACTCTTCTACAACATAACCGAGGTAATCATCGAGTTTCTTGGAGAGCTCTTCTTTGGTTGATTCGATGGCCTCATCGAGCTTCTCTGCGTACTCTGTGTGAAGTTCCTCATTAATTGCATTGACTCGTTCGGAAACTGCTGCTTCAAAGATAGTAGTTGCTTTATCCTTGAATTCTTCAGAAAGTTCCTCACCACCAAAGATAGCATCGACATGCTCTTTCATGGAAGGTGAATCAATCTTTGCAGATGCGTCAGATGGTTTCATCTTTGTTCCGTCCTTCATCTTCTTCTTGCCTTTTGGTGTATCAGTTGCCTTTTTACCATCGGCAACCTGATTGTCATCGACATCAAGAATAGTTTCAGCCTCTTCGAGTTCTTCATCAGAAGAATCGTCTGAGACTTCTTCGTTTGTTTCTTCGTCAGCTAGGTCAGATTCCTTCTTAAGAAGTTCAGCGATGTCCTCTTCGGACATATCGGCCATCTTCTCAAGAGTTTCTTCGATATCAGACTCCTCAGCGTTGCGAGCAGTCATCATCTCACGCATTTTTTCCATTTCTTTAGTCATAGTTTTACTTTCCTCGACTTCTTTGGTCTTTACCCGCTCAAGAATATCTTTTGCGGTCTGGATTGGGTCATTTGTGTTGGCCATCGATTAGCTCCTTTTAGTGTCCTATCAAGTACTTTTATTTATAATTTTAAATATTTCTAAGTCCAGATAGGAATTTTTCAAAAGCATTTACTTTTGCTTCTTGTAGTTCCCTAACAGAAGCCTTTTCGATAGACTTCTTGTACTCTTCAATTTCAACAGCCTTGATGATACCATTGTCCCAAACCCATTCTTTACCTTCCATGATACCTTCCACAAAAGCGTCAGGTGCCGACGGGTCTGAAACAATATCAACCGCTGCTAACATAAAGTCTTTTTGTACTTCATTGATTCCATTCTTATTCTTGAGTGACCCCATACCACGGGAAGAAACACCCAAGTTAGTTCCCTCGTCAATTAGATTCTTGACGATTTTACCATACGGAGTGTCCATGATTTTTGCTTTACCATAAACATCCGAACCTTCTACACGAAGTTCTTTGATTAGATGAGAAACTCTTTCTAGATTTACCGTAGGCCCATCGGGGTGACCTAGTTCACCCATGGCTCTATTCTTATTCACATATTCTTTTACATATCTAGAAACTTCACCCATGAGTGTATCTTTTGGATACACTCTACCATTCTTGTTCTTCTTTTCGGCCTGCATAAAGACACCCTCGATGAAGTAGTCTTTCTTTCCGTTAGACTCTTCACAGACCAATTGAACATTTTCTACTGTTTCGGTAATTAGTTTCATCAATCTTCTTCTTTATCGGCTTTGTATTCCTTGTCAACATAATCGAAGAACTCTTTCTTCTTCTCCTCCGACTCAAAGTCAGCAGGAGAGTCAACACCAAATTTTTCTAGAGCCTTTCTAAAAAACTTTTGGTATTCAGTATCACCTTCTTCTTCATTTTGCTCTGCTTCAGGGAGAAGAGTGATATTGTTTTTAAGTTCATCAATACGATCGGCTACCTTTTCAAGTAGTCGTTGATTAATCATTTCTTTTGCCTCTGCAAGTTCGTCTACTGAGATGGCATTGATGATTGCATTTTCTTTAAACATAGGTAATCCCCTTTAGGTGTCTTCTTTATTTATATTTTTTTCGTCTTCGGACGGTTTTTCTTCATCAGTTTCTTCTGGTTTCTTTTCTTTGAGTGTAGCAACATATTCTTTTGCTTGTTTCTCAGCGACCTTCGGGCCGGGGAAAAGTTCCCATCTTTTTCCATCAACATGAACGACAACAGGTTTTGTGGGCCCAAGACCTAGTTTTTTTAATGTGATTTCATGACCTTCATGTTCGAAGGTTTTTAGAAAATACTCTTTTGACATTGCGGGGTCTGCGAAGATAGTATCATCTTCACCACCATCAACTTTAGGGCCTTCATCACCTTCCTCTTCTTGAACACTTTGCATAACTAAAGACTTCTTGTCTTCAATCTTGGATACAATAAGTTCATTCATTTTCTGTTCAAAGTCTTGTTTGAACCGAGTGATGTCTCCCGATTGGAGAGAATCTATCATATTTGCTGTGTGAAAATCCATTAATACATCTCCGATGCGCTATCGTCATACATTCCTTGTTCTCGTTCATTAGCAATCTGCTTGTCCATCTCCTTAATTTCCTCCTCAGTCTGACGAAGGATATTCTTGCGGACATATTCTAAAGAGTAGTACTTACCTATGTATTCAGACGCTGTTTGCAAGATATCAAATCTATCTTGCATAATTTCCATATCTTTGGACTCTGCAAAATATGAGTCTTTTAGATATTTAAACTGAATCTGTTGTTTGATTGCAGAAAAGTCTTCTTCCTTCATAATACCTTTGAGTAATAGTTGTGAACGAAGAGTTTCAACAAATAGTTGCGAGAATCTATTTCTTAGTCTGTCGATAAACTTAGCAAACTTAAGTTCATCACGACTGATTTCAGAAGCACGGCCCATGTTGAATCCATTGTCTGCTTCGAGTCGTGAAGTTGGAACATTTAGTGACTGATACAGTTTCTTCTGGAAGTATTCTACATCTTCCATCTCACCAAGATTTTGACCACCATCCAGTGTAGAAATTTCTGTGCCTTTACCACCTTCTCTTCGTGGTAACCAGTAATCTTCTAACATGGACATGTGCCTATGGTCATCGGCAATTTCGCCAGTGTTTGCATTATACACCAGTTTGTTTCGATAACGATTCATGATGTCACGAAGATACTGTTCTGCTTTATTCTTTGGTAGAGAACCAACATCGATATAGAAGATTCTTCTTTCAGGAGCACGAGCAATTCTGTAAATAACCACAGAGTCTTCAATCATTCGAAGTTGGTTAAGTGGTTTGATTGCTTTGTGTAAATATCCAACAATTCGTTTGTTTGGATAATCATATAAACCAGAGTGTGTGTATACAATACTATCAGGATAAATCTTTAGATTCGTTCCGAAACCCTCATATGGATTTCCTTTGTCGTTGTAAATGTAGTATTCTCTATGACCAACCACTAGAGACTGGTCTGACACTGCACCACCAGTTCCTTTGACATCAATTTTATCCTTTTGGATTTCTTTAACTTTACGAATTTTGGTTGGGTCAATTGGACGAAGTTCTTGAATACCCTTTTTCTCATTCTTTTCATCAACGATAACATGAAAGTATAGTCTACTGTCAATATACCACTTTCGAAAAATTTCGTCCCCTCTTCTGTTGAAGTCAAGAAGATGAAGAATTCTGTCAAACTCTTCTACCATTTTGTCTTTAATGTTATCTGAAAGATTAACATCATCTAGAACAATTTGAACTGGGGGTTTGGACTCTGTTGTAATTACTGCTTCGTTAACAATATCGGCAACTGCTGCATCGACCTCATGATTTAGAATCATGGAACGATATTTGACAATCATATCAATATCGTTTTTGATTGTTCCATCTAAATCGACATATTGACCATAAAGCCCTCCGGCTTCAACAAGTGCTGCTCCGTCATCCATTTCTGGTGGAGCAAACGACTTGATTGATGCCTTGGGGGCTTCTGGTTGAGTATTCTTCCTACTTACGGAAAAACCGAAAAAGTTAACTGGCATAATATAAAATCCTTAATTTTAAATGACGAGTAATTCGTCAGTTAGTCGTATCTGATTCCCAATGGGAATACTCTAGGGTCACTTCAAAAGTTTCAATCTCCGTTGTAGAATCGTAAGATAGTTCAATAGAACCGACTGAAGATGGCCAAACATTCTCAAATGTGTATAGTTTGATAACATTTCCCTGACCGTCTAGTTGTTCAACTGTAGCTCTTTGGAATAGGTCTGAAAAGACATTAGCGCCAGGAACTCGTTGTACGTTTCCAACATGGGTGTTAATTGCGTCTGACCAGTTTTCAAATGTGTTACGAATATTGAAGTTCGTATCGTTGTAAACTGTCATAGTCCATGCTTCGAAAGTTCTATTGCCTGGAATTTTCAGTGTTCTTCCACGGAATGGAATTTCTCCTACTTCGATGGTCGAGGCAGGTAGAGCAGCAGAACGAGCAAGGAATTGAATTTCCTCAGCTGCATCGCCCTGTTGAACAACTACGGCAGGAAAGAATACTTGACAACGAAAGAGGTTCGCTCTTGCACCGCCGCCACGAAGTCTTCCTTTAAATTCATCAATACGCATTATTTCTCTCCTTTAAAATCAGCTGGTTAACTCTGAGAAGTCAACACCTGTTCTGGTTGCGATGAAGTTCAGTTGAATGAAGTTAATAGAACGAGCAGGTTTGATGAAGATATCTGCAACAAACTCATTTCTATCTATAACCTCTCCAGTGTTGTTTGATTCGTCACATACAACTTTGAAGTCAGTAATACCTCTTCGTCCCTGAACATCACGGAGGAATGGTTCTACTAGATTCTTGAATTGTGCTCTTGTGAATGAATCATTCAATTCGAAGAGTGAGAACTTCGCAGCAGTAGCAATTGCTTTCTCAAGAACAATGAAGAGTCGTCTTACATTGATTCTGTCAAATGCACTTGGTTTACTTTGAAGTGTCTTATCTCCGAAGAGAACAACACCTTCGCCTGGGAATGAAACTACAGGGTTCACTCCAGCCTTGTAAAGTTCATCACGGTGTGCCTTGCGTGGGTTGAATGCAAGCCGTGTTACTCTCTTAATTTGTCCTCGGTTAAATCCAGCAGGTGAGAACCAAGGGTCAGCAACCTCATCGTTTCTCACACAAAGACCTGCAATATCACCGTTAAGTGGAACATAACGGAAGACATCGTTGTAACGGTCGAACTGATACTTGTAACCACTGTCGAGAACAGCGTATGAAGAACTTCTGTTTAGTTGATTATCTCTGAAGTCGATAACATTGTCTTTTTGTGTGGTTGTGTTTAGAACATCAACAACATCGGCCTTTTCTGGCGAAAGGAATGCAACGCAGTCTTTTCTCTTGTCACAAATTTCATCAATCAAGAATTGACCGTTTGTAGCATTACCAGGCCCACCAAGTAGAAGTGAAACGTCTACTGTTTCAGCATCTTTGAATAGGTCGTAACCTTTGTCAACATCGTTAATATCGTTGTTGATTGCAGTTGAACCATTGTCATCTACACCACCTGTAAGGACTTCATAACTTGGAGTATCATTGGTTCCAAAGACCATTCCACCAGTTAGAGCCTCACCCCAGTTGGTGTTCGTTGCACCAATGTTACCTGCCCAATAGATGTACTTGGAGTTTCTATTAATCTTCTCTTTGAAGTAGTTGATTCCACCTTGGTCAGTTTTTGCACCAAGTGCTACAGACATGAAGTCAAACTTCTCTAGGACGGTTCCTTCAACACCAGACCATTTACCATCTGCATCGTAAACGATAACGTGAATTTCATCATTTGATGTGCTGTTGTCACGGTCAATTGAGAACTGAGATGTGCCTGGAGCACTGTCTACTACGTCAAAGAATCTCCACTTACGAGTTGCGGATGCACCTGTAGAAAGTGCTTTAGTGAGTGCTGGAGTAATAGTTACGGTTGCACCCGATGATCCAAGGTCACTAATTGCGGTTACTGTAACAGCGTCTTGTTCCCCTGTTGAAGAGTCAACAAACACAATTTTATCATTAACAGATAAATTAGCAGTT